CTACGCAACTCTAGTTGACGGGCAGCCTCAATTGCTTTCTTGCGTGCAGCATCACCAGATGCAGCAACCGCAGTTTTAGCCTTAGGAGGAAGTTTACGACCAGCACCACCAGCCGCAGTTTTAGCAGCCTTACCAGCCTTCTTAGCACCTTTTTTAGCACCTTTTTTGCCATAGTTTTCTATGACAGCAACGGCACCTTTATAAATACCTTTACCAATGTCATCAATACCACGCTTCATGGACGCATACCACCTTTATAACCTTTGTAAACACCCTTGGAACCAAAACGCTTCTCATGTTGAATGGTCTGGCGTGCAACATTACTTGTAGCCTTGGCTGCTTTAACAACACTTTTGCCAAGACCTCGTTGAGTTTTGTAAATGTCTTTGGCAACTTTTACACCAACTTTAATAATGTCATCAATACCGTTGGTCATTTGAATAGCAGGTTTCTTAGCAACCATAATTGTTATCCTCTTTTTGTTTTTTTGCCATTTTTAAGCAAACCAAGAGCAAAAGACGAAGGGGCTTTCTTTTTTCCCAACATACTAATTGCTTCACCAGTTTTACGCTTGCTTTGAGCAGAAACAGATTTACTTGTCTTTATTTTGCCCATAGCAATACTTTGTGCTTCTTTGGTTTTGCGTTTTGAATCAGCAGAACGCTTTTGCATAGGTTTTCCAACCATTTTTCCTGCTTTGTCTATTTTCTTGGGTCCAATGTTCATCATGGCATATAATGCTTTTTCACTCACTATTGCCTTTGGACGCTTTGGTGCTGGAGGTGGATATACGCTAGCCATAATTAAAGTTCTCTATAGTTCTTGCGATTTGAATACATTTTTTCCATGTTACGAATCCGTGCAGAAGTAGAACCAGAAGTAGGTTTCTTCTTAGGTCGTTTATAAGGCTTTGGAAGATTCTCACCAATAGCAGCAGGACTTTTTGGTTTGTTCCTTGGCTTAGGTGTTTGTTTAGGTGTTGGTCTACCAGAAGGACTTGGCTTCTTCTTCTTCGGACCCATATAATCCGTAGGGTCAACCTTCGTGCGTTTTGCCATACCCATTATTTTTCCCATTGATTTTGGTGGATACGGTGGTGACTTAGCCATTATGTTCTCCTAGATTCATAAACATTATTAAATCTTATTATAGAAATGGGTGTGGAACCAAAGGTCCCACACCCATAACTATTTTGTTCCGTGCGGGGAACTAATTACTTAACTACGCCGCCTGAGTTCATGCGGTACAACTGACATGTTGTGGTTGAAGTTACAACAGCAAGGAAGGTTGCTGAACAAGCATCAAACACTGTCATATATCCGCCACCTGTAATTGTCCAACCAGTGTTGGTTGTTACGACAATTTCAAAGGCAGAAGCCAAGTTGACGATTGTGAACTCAAACGAAGTTCCAACTGCCTCATCTGTCAAAGCAGCAATTACGGTTGCTGCCGTTGGCAATGTGAAGGTTCGGTCTGCCGTTGGTGTTTGCACAAACAACTTGCTATCAATTAGTTGTGCTGCTGTTGGTGTTGCGTTAGCATCAGCCAAAGCAACCGCAGTATACTTTTCCTTTTGTGCTACCCATGTTTCCAAACGCTTGCGTGTTACCGCACCATCTGTGCTGTTTCCTAATAGTGGCATAATATTTCTCCTATATTTTTCTAGTGGTTAACTTAGGCTGTCTTAGCGGTCAGTTTGCCTTGCTTGGCACGGTTACGGACCGTAAGGTTACCGTAACACATGATGAGCGCATAGCGTGCATCCAAATCTTCTGGACGAATAAATGCGGTCTGGTCAAACCACTTGCTAGTGTGACCAACCAAAGTTAGGTACTTGCTGTTCAAGAAGTAGAATGTTCCTGCTGTGCAACCAGTGTCGTACATTACAGGAGCAGACTTGAACAACAGGTTCTGGAATCCAGCATCTGCAGTCTTAGTGTCCGTGTAACGGAGGTTTGGTTGAAGCAAAGCCTCATACTTCTCAAACAGGGTTTGAGTTGTCAACAAGGTATCTGGGTGGTCATTACCAACCGAAACGCTGTTGTATGCTGTTGACATTTGTGCAAGCGTCAAAGCAGTTGAAGTGTTTTCCTCATACGACTTCCACCATGTGTAAGTGCTGGAGTCAATGTTTCCAACAGTGTTACCTGATTCAACCAAGTTACCAAGACCGTTCCAGTCCTTGGACGAGTTGCCAGTACCATCAGCAAAAAACATTGTGTTGAAACCTTCACGCATTGATTCCTCAGCCTGCATGATTTTGGCTTCCAACAAGTTGATGATTTCTTGCTCACCGTTGTTTTTCGCTTCTTCAATACCAGAAATTGAAATGGATGCAGCATACTGCTTCCATTCAAACTCTGCAGCAGAAATGCCTTCTTGTGGAGCAAGGTTAAGAGTGTCATAACCACCGTATGAACCAACAGTGTCGTTCAAACCGTAAATGAGTGGCTCAATAATTTTTGTTCCGCCGTTAAGCATGCGGATACGACCCTTTTCCATAAGGGTGTAAGTCAACGGGCGTGCCGTAAAAATGTTGTCTGTGAGTTGGTCACGATAATTTGCTAGCGTTGTGCTAAGCAAGTTATCAAAGTTGCTATTTGCTGAAGCCATGATAATGTCCTTTAAAAGTTTGTTTAGTTAATGTTAATCTGCGCCCATAGAGCGTTTGGCTGCTTTCCAAGCCTCGCTCACGCTGGTAATGGGTTGAAAGTTTTCGCTAGTGGTATTGTTTGTAGCGGACGAACCACCCGACACAACACCTGCCTGCCGTTTCGCTGCAACAACACTATCAATGTTTTGTTGCTGCTTTTCGGCTGCTTTTCTTGCCAATTCTTCTTTTGCCATCATTTTATCAAACGCAATCTGCTTGTAAGTTCCTTCCAAATCCGTTGAACCTGAGCGTAACGCTGCATTAACAACTTCTTGGATGTTGAAATCCTGATACTTTTTCTGCAAACCTTGAACTTCTTTCTCAACTAATTGTTGAGATTGATATTCTTCAAAAGAAGCAATCCGCTTATCTAACTGTTTATATTTGTCATCCGAAGAATCCAAATATTGAAAACCGTCATCCTCAGAAACCATATCTTGTGCAGCCTGACGGCTGATACCGTAATGGTTACTTAGCATGTCAATAGTTGCAGCAGGGTCACGCTGTAAAGCCGCTTCAAGCGCACTAGCAAACTGGAACTGGTCCCGTTGCTGAGATAACTCTTGCGTCTTACGAGTATAATCTGCTTGCCTTTGATAGCCAGCAATTGCTTCAGATAATGGAACTTGCAGTTCCTCACCATCCAACTTTACAGGAACTCTATGATTAGAGTATTCCTCTACAGATAAATATGGTGTTGTATCTTGGGCTTCTGAAACATCTTCCGAAACGGGTGACCCAACGGGTTCCTCGGCTGACACTTCTACGAGTTCATCACTCATTAATTTTATTCTCCTGAGTCCTAGTTGGTTGCTCTATATATAAATAGAGTCGTTCCCTACTGAGGTGGCTGTCCTTGCAACAATGCTGCAAGTTGTGCAGGGTCGCCATTCAATGGCAAACCTGCACCACCCTCAGGTGGCATCCGTTCAGGATTAGCGGGGACAGGAGGTTGCCCAGCAGGTGCGCCCATAGGGGCTTGCGGTTGAGCAATAAACTCATCAGGGTTCTTCACACCAAAACCTTGCTGCAATACATATGCTGCAAGTTTTGGCATATCTATAATGCCTGCACCAGCAAAAGGTGCCATAGCATCAACCATCTGTAAAGCCATCTGTCTGCGGAAAGACTCATTATGAGGTTGCGTTGAACCAGCAACTACCTCAAAATCAAAATCACCTTCCAAATAGTCACGGTCATATTGAATCCAAACAGGTTCACCATCTTTACCCATAACACGGGCTACTTGCTCGCCAGTCATAAACTGGCGTGCCAAAGCAACCATACGGCGACCACACTCACTGATGGCTTGCTCAATCATAGCCAACTTATCTGCAGTCCTAGCATTGCTTGCATCTTGAACCAACGAGGATTCTGTGGCGGTTCGCCTGATTTCGGATGTTCCGCCACGCTGAATTTCTGACACACCAGAAACACGGTCAATGTCACCAATAATCATTTGTGTTTGGTCATAAAAATCTGACGGATTAATAACAGCAGGAAACGCTGCAACAATGCTAGATAAAGCCTCGTCACTAATGACAGGGACCATCACATTGTCCTCGTCTGACTCTAGGGCTGTACGACCCAAGTTGTCAAACGCAGATTCTTTATACAAATATTTGCGTGAATACTTTTTACGGTGATTCATCATTTGGGTACGGGTTTCATTCAACTCTCTTTGCAAAGGTTCAATGGATTCCAAGTCACCAATAGGGTAAAAGTGGTCTGGGACATCATAATTGCGCAACATAACAAAAGGTTGCCCAAACGAATATGGCATCGGTGTTGGCTTAATCAAAAACTGGTCTGCAGTCTCCGAAAACACCGACATCATCTTTGTAGAAATGTCGTAGTATTCCCAAATTTCTGCGTAACCTTCAGTTTTGTCATAAATCTTTTTCTTACTAGGGTCATCCGAATATCGTCCAACAGCCATAGTTTGAATCTGGTCACGAGCAGCCTTAGAGTACCTTTTATCGTTTTTGACATCTGCCATTGGACGGCGGATACGCTGTGCAATCCATTTGATGTCGTGCATAGATGTTGCGTCAGGGTCAACAAACACATCCATAGGGCTAACCCTTT